GCCGGCGAGCTTCTCGGTCGAGGCGTCAACCACGACCTTGAGATCAGCGATTGATGCGAACCCTTCAGGCACAATGCGTCATCCCTCTGTCGGCGAGCGCCTCGTTGGCGTTTGCGATGAACGACAGCATGTCGTCGTCCTTCAGGTAGCGCGCCTCGGACTGCTTGCGCGCGCGTTGCAGCCGTTCAGCGATAATGGTCGTGAATTCCCACAGCGACAGGCGATAGAGTTCGCCAGGCCGGAACCCATAATCGTCGGCGAGGCCGATCAGGAACGCCCAATCGATCAGGCCGTTTTCGCGAAAGGGCCGCGGCCGTCGCCATTGGCCCGGCTCCCTTCGCGTGCGATGCGCATGGCCTCGCGCGCCAGCGCTTCGCTGCCGCAAACGAGCGAGAACAGGAACGCGGCGCACTTTTGATGACAGAATAGCCCTTCAGCGAATATCCACGCGTCGATATCGGCGGCGGTCGGGCCGTCTGGGTCGTCGCGGACCAACGCGTTATAGACGCGCGCGGCCTCAGCCGACGTGACGTTGCCACGCTCGAACCGCTCAGCGAACGGGCGCACAGGCCCTGTCACGCTTTCGACGCGGCGTAGCAGGTCGAGTGTCCGGTCAAAAAACAGCTGGCGGCCGGCGACCGCCAACTCGAACGGCTGCGCTAGGTTATCGCTCATCAGGCAGCGGCCGCCTCGGTGAACAGAGACTGCTGAATCAGAACCGACTTAAATTCGCGCAGATTGGTGTTTTGGCCTACCTGGCGCTGGAACGAGAACACGCGCGCCTTGAGATAATAAATTCGGCCGTTTTGCATGGTGATCTTGAAGTTGTAGATGTCGTCGCCATCGACGTCCTTGGCGGCGTTTTCGAGCGCGAGCTGGCCGGCGGCGAGGCCGGTGGCAGGGTCCTCTTTGATGTTCCCGCCGATCTCCATCCGACCGGCATCGCGCAAACCCTTCAGCGTTTGCTTGTCAGTATCAGTCAGTACCGTGCCATCGAGTTCCGCGAACGTCACACCCCACAGGCCGCCGAGCACCTTGGCGCCCTCGATGACGGTGTAGGTATCGGATGACGCGGTCGCGGCGGTCGTCCCGATCGCGATGGTGGTGCCCTGCGCTTTGTTGTAGCTGGCGGCCATGGTGCTCTTCTCCCTTCGAGGCTAGGTCGTGATGTAAACCGTGCAGAACGCGGTGCCAGTGGTTGTCATGCCATCCGCATCCTTGGCAGTATCGGCCCGCACGAAATCGCAGCGGACGGCGGTGGCACTGTCGAGATCGATGTCAGCGCCATCGAGCGCGCCTTCGATGGCGGCGAGAATCCGCACCACTTCTTCCTGGCCACGGAACTGCGAATACACCGTCAGCATTACATCGACCGTCTTGCTTTTTTCGCTCAGCATCGGACCGTTACTGACGATCAGGCGGGAAAATTCGACAAACGGAAACGTCTGGCCCTGTGGTGCTGAATCGAACAGCGCGACCGGCGGGTCGAGCGCTGCCAGAACCGGCAGCAGAACGGCGTCGACCGCCTTCTGGACCTCGAATGCCCCGATCATGCGCGCTCAATGCCCTTCACGGAAACCGGCGGCGGTCTTGGCCGCGTCGGTGATCTTCTGCCACGCCCGCTGCTGATCCATGCGGCGGACGAACATCATGAAGGCCGGGCGAAAGAACGGCTGCGCGCGGCGCGCCGGCACGCGGCGTCCCGCCTTGCGTTTGCGGAGCTTGCCGCGCTTGTCCTTGCCGGCGTTACGTGTCTCGCCGACGTCGTAGCCCTTGGTGCCGAATTCGACCCAGAACAGATAGAATGCCGCCTTCTTCATGGCCGGGGTGATGAAGCCGAACGTGAAGCGGCTGCCGCCGGTGTCCGGACTCTTGTCACGCTTGATGGCCTCTGGCGACGCCAGCGTCGCTTTGCCTTTGCCGGTGCGTGCCGGCATCAGCGCGACCGCGTCGGCCTGCATCTTGTGGACCTCGTCAGCCAGCACATTGTCGAGGTTGCGATTGACCTCGGTTTCGAGAGTCGCGAAATTCGACAGCAGCGTGTGCAGGCCCTCGACGCCGCTCATGCCGCCTGCTCCAGATTGACGTATTCGGCTATGATTTCTGTTTCTGGTTCCGTCGCGAGGCGGCGCGGCTGTTCGCGAATGTCATAGCTTAGGCCGTTCCAGACGATCCTGTCCTTGATTGTCAGACCAAGCGCCTCGACGGCAGCTGACAGGACTGCGAACCGGTAGATGTGCAATTCGCGCAGCGCGCCCTGCCGGTCGGCTTCGCCGCCGCGCACCCATGACACGCTGGCCCAGGCCTGCCCGAGCGTCGTTTTTTCGACCGCATGACCGCCGCCCGGCCGGCGCGTCAACGCCTGACGCTCGAACGTGATCAACTGGTCGCGGCGGCCGGCCGAGCCGAATTTTGCGGCCATGTCAGATCCACCCGCTCGTCATGTGCGGCGACAACAGAGCGTCAACGCCCATCGGCGTGACGGCGAGCCCGCCTTCAGAAACGGCGGCGCGGTGATAGTACAGATGCTCCACCATCATCAGAGCCGCGTGGCGGATATCCTCCGGCACATCGCTGGCGGCGGCGCCGTAGCCGGCTGTGTAGCGCACGGTGACCGCGCGTGCCGAGGCCATCGCTTTCGGCCAGTCGCCGGTAAGCGGCACGGCCGCCGCACCGCAGACGTGCTGGATCAGCGACAGACCATCACTCGCAATCGTCTGCGCGACACCGTCCGCATCTAGGTAATCGAGACCTGCAACCGACACGACCGGCGGACGGGGCAGTGCGAGCGGTACTCGATAGAGCGGCAGGCGGTCGTAACTAACGACCAGCTGCCGCGACACCAGTGACCGGCCGAGCGTTCTTTCGACGCTAGCCGTCGCTGTTTTTATCAGCCGCTCGATCAGCGCATCCTCTGACGCGTGCAGCACGCGCAGGTGCGCTTTGGTCTCGGCGAGCGTCACCGGCGTCGCCGCCGGCGGCGTGACGACTGTGACGTGATAGCCTGGATCTGCCATGGTCAATACGAGATCGTGTCGATGTTTGTGAGAATGTCATCACGCTCGGATTCAAAATCCGTCGGCGCGTTAGTCCATGCCTGATCGAAAACATCGCTCGGCTCGTCCCACTCTTGCCACGCCTCTTCGACTTCGGCGTATAATGCTTGATATTCGTCGTGCTGCTTGTTGAACTCATCCCAAAGCTTTTGCGTCTCTGCTTTGGCCGCGTCGATCGCATCGACCAAGCTGCTGAATATCTGCTCGGCACGGGCGTTGAACTCGACCGCCTTTGCTTCAAGCGTGAGCGCCAACTGTTCGAGCTTGATGGCTTTTTGTTCAGCCGCTACCGCACCGATTGATGGCACGCTCGGAGCGTCTTCCTCGTTAGCTATTTCATCATCGCGGCGCTGCGGAGCGCCATGCAGTGTCAGCTGATACATTTTGCGCCCTCGCTTTTTGTTTGTCGCTTGCGACCCCCATTCCAGGGGCTGGCCGCAAGCGACTGAAGTGTCTTATTTTTCGTATTCGACGACCGACGCGGCGCCAATGTCGACGAGGTGCTGCGCGGTCGCGCCCTTCACGTAGACGCCCTTTTTGAGCTTCAACGGCGCTCCGATTTCGTCCGGCCCGTCGTAGGCATCCTTGAGCTTGGCGCGGGCCACGCGGCGTGCGCCTGGATCGTTCGCGATGGCCGTCGGCGGCACCGCGTTGATGGTCATTTCGTTCGGCGCCGTCAGCGCTTCCGGGTCGTTTACATTCGCCATCCGCGCGCCGGGTTCCTCCATGCCCACAGCCACACCGGCGGCGACGGCCATCTCGGCCAACTCCCCATCGAGTACCGTTCCTGGGTAAAACCTGACCGGCCAGCAGGTGCCGCCGGGCACGACCGCCGACCATTCTTTTGCAAGCGTGACAGACATTGTTGAAATCCCCCGAGGTGCGTTGGCGCCAGCCAAGATCGGCCGGCGCCATTTGTGCTATGAACGTTAGACGGGCGCGTAGAGCGCGTCGCTCAGATCGACGGTGGCAGCGAATGGCGTCGCCGTGCCATGCGTCCCGGAGAAGTCGGCCTGCAGCTTCAGGTGGTTTTTGTTGCCGATATACCCGATCTTGTTGGCGTCGGCGGCGGCGTGGGCGGCGACCAGCTGGTAGACGATGCCGCCCGAGCCAACAGATGACCCGGCGGGCAGCAGCACGTCATCGGCCGTTACCGCCGTGAACGTCACGCCATCATCGCTGTGCGTGAGCTTGAACTCGATCTTGTTGGTAGCGTCGAATGTGATACCGCCGACGCCGACAGCGAGACTGATCAGGGCCGAACGGAAGCCGCGAATATCGACTGCCGCCGGTGTCGTGTCCGCGTTGTAGGCCGCCGCCGGAATGAGCACCGCCAGTTTGGTGCATGAAAACGTGTCGCGCATGGGGTTTTGTCCTCGTGTCGGAGTGTGACGGCCTGCGCCCCAGCGGCGGCAGGCCCGAATGGAAAAGAGATGCGGGCAACCGCGTGGGCTGCCCGCACACTGGAGACTAAGCGGCCTTCAGGAACTTGACGGCCTCGTCGTTGCGGATGCCGCCGCCGACGCGCTTCGTCGTGTAGAACCCGACGAACGGCTTGTTGCTGTACGGATCGCGGATAACCTGCAGGCCGACACGGTCGACAATCAGGTAAGCGCGCTTGAAGTCGCCGAACGCGATCGGGAAGCTGTTGGCCGCGAAGTCCGGCATCGCATCGCACTCGGCGATGGCGTAGTTCAGCAGCGTTTGCGGCTGGCCATCCTTGCCAGACGGTTCCCAGATGTAGCGGCCCTGGTTGTCCTTGATGGTGCGCACCTTGCCAACCGACAGGCGGTTCAGCAGGAACATTGCATTTTGACGATAACCGCTCTTCAGCCGCGTCGTCAGATCGATGATCTTGTCGAACGCACCGGTGGACGGCAAATCGCCGGAAGTGCCAGTACCTATGAAGCCGAGCTTGCCAGCAGCCCAGCTGGTGTCGGCGACCATGCGGCTGAGATCGCCGAGCAGACCCTGCGGCTGCGTCTGGCCTGAGCCGCCGATGAACCCGGCGTCTTCCATTTCCGAGAATTTGATGCCGACTTCATCCGCCAGCCAACTTTCGATGCTAACGAACGAATCGTCGAGCATGCGCTGCGTTGCCTGCGGATTCGCCCACAGCTCCATGGCCGGGAAGCGCAGTTCAGCAAGTTCCGGCGCATCGGTTGTCGGGCGCGCCTGGCGCTCGGCAGCCCATCCGCCTTCGATGCCGCCGCGGTTGAACGGCATCGTCAGTTCATAGCCGGAAATCGGACGCACGGTCGCGATTTGGCGCATCACGACGACGTTCGACAGGTAACGCTCTACCGGTCCGGTGTCGCGTTCCGGCGCGAGCAGGTAGCCACCGTCGACGCCGCTTTCACCGTGCACGCCGGCGCGGCGCTCGATGTCGCGCAGATGCACGCCATTGAACACTTCCTGGCCGGTGCGAAGGTGCTGGATAACCGCGTTGCGATGCGCGATCTGCGCCTGCGTGCGGTTCGAGCGGGCGCCCTGCTCGCGGGCATTCAGCGACGGGCGGGCGACGGCGCGCTGCAGGCGTTCGTTCTCGCGCCGCAGCTCAGCGACCGTCTGGCTTTCCGCCTGGCTGATCGTGGCGTTCACGCGGCTGATCTGTTCATCGGCCAGAACGTCATGGCGGCCACGCTTTGCAGCGCGTTCGCGGCGGTCGTTTGTGTCGCGCAAAGCCTTCGTCGCGCGCTGCTTGATCGCATCGAGGCGGCGAAGCGCGTCCGACGACTTAATGGTGCGCGTAACGCGGTTGACAGCAGCGTTCCCGGCGCGGACATGGGCGGCCACGTCGTCGGGCGTGGCGCGGCGCGTGATGACGGCGGGGGCCGCACCACGGGGGCCGCCAGAGCGGGTGTGCAGGACGGGTTCAGAGTGGCGCGCGGCATCCTGCGCCAACGTCTCGTTGGTGTTCATCGTGACCTCATTGGTGTGAGAGTTGGGAACGCGGCGGAACGCGCCGACACTAGACTCTTTACTGGGCGCCTCCATCTCCGCTCCGTGGAGCCGGCCGGAAGCGCCGAAGACATCAGTATCTCGAAGCGCGCACCGCATCGGCGAGCGCGTCGAGAGCGCGGGTGCGTTCGGCCAGCGCTGCGATCAATTCAGGCGTCGTACCAGCAGACATCGCGACAGCGCGAACGGTGTCGGCTTTGGCAGGTGCGCACGACTGGAACGTCACCTGTGAGATTTCCCAAAGATCGACGTCAGTGAAGCAACGGAATGTGCCGCGATATTCGCCATCTGTCGGAAGGTAAGACAATTCCCTGTCCGTGAACTCGCGCCCGCACAGCGCAGCTGCTTCATCCGGCGGCAAATCCTGCCACGCTACCTCGCCAAAACTCTGCGATAAGCCGTCAATTTCACCAGCCTTCATCAGGATATGGCCTTCGGCTGCCTGCTGCACACCCTGAACGAATTTTCCTTTGCATTTCAGACCGTAGTTGTCTTCCGACAGTTCCAACCATGTGATGATCGGCTTGTTCCAATCGTGCTGCCACAATCCTTTCGGCCGCGTGCCTTCTGACGCGTGTTCGGAGAGTGTTCTCTTGAAACAGCCGGGAAGCATGATGGTGCCGTAGGTATCGACAATGCCGAATACCGACCCGTACCCTTCGAACGTACCATCCTCTGTGAGCTTCTCCGCCCGCACTTGTACCGGCGGTGAGCGGCGCGAAAACGCTTGCGGGTTATCGCGGCGATGACCGCTGAGTGCATGTGGGCGCATTGCTGGTGACTCCAGAGGGGTGCTGTGGCCGATCAAATCAGCGGTGCGCCTTCGGCTTCGAGCGCGGCCTTGGTTTCTTCAGCCGTCGCGATCATATCGGCCAGAACGGCGACCGCATTGGCGGTGAGTTCGGCTGCGGCCGCATCCTCATCCGGCAGGTCGTCGGTGAATGACTGCGCGGCGATTTCCTCAAGTTCCGTTTTGAGGGCTGTCAGCTGCTCGATCAGCGCAGTCGCGCCTTCGACGCTTTCTTCGGCCGAGGTATGGGCCGATTCGGCCTCCGCCAGGATCTCGTTGACGGCCGCGGTTACGGCCTCGGCTGTGGTGCGCTGTTCGGCATCGCCCGCGGCAGGCGCCTCAAGAGGCACGTCATCAGCCAGAGCCGCGTCCGGCGCCGGAGCGGTCGGGTCGTCCTCGTCATGGTCGTCGGACAATTGCGCGTCTGGCTCGGCGCTGCCGGCCGGACCGAGGTCTTCGACGCGGTCGACATATGACCAGCAGTTCGTTTCGTTCCGCGTCCATGCGGCATCGGGCGGGATCTGCGCGACGATGTCTTCGGCGATGGCGTTGAAATTGGTGTTCTCGTCGGCGTCGAACTCGATCGATGTTGTCTCCGTGATTGTGCGCGAGACGACG